CTGCGCGCGATGGTACCTAGCCTCCCAACCATTGCGCGCCCGGAAGCCTGGCGCGACTACTACGAACCCGCGACGGGCTTCCGGTTAAATCCGCACGGTGCGGATACCTCCGCCAGCACTTTCAATATCCCCTCCCGAACTGTGCTGGCGGGGGTCTAACCGTGAGAACCTGTATCACCATCCCCATCGAACCTGTCGCCAAGGGGCGCCCCCGATTCGGCAAGCACGGCGCCTATACGCCAGCCAAGACCCGGAAGGCAGAGGAAACAATCAGGGCATTTATTTCCCCATATGATTCCTTTGGCTCCGTGCCGGTCTGTGTAGATGTCATGGTCCTGATGCCCATTCCCAAATCCTGGCCAAAGAAAAAGCAGGAAGCGGCGCTTGCGGGCGATCTGGAACACACAGGCAAGCCCGATCTGGACAACCTGGCAAAGCTGGTTCTGGATGCCGCCAACGGCATCCTGTGGGACGACGATAGCCAGATCATCAAGCTGCACCTTAGCAAGATGTACTCGGGCAAGCCCGGCTACATCCTCATCATCGAGGCAAACCCGTGACCCAAGACCCCTTCGCAACGCATGGCATTGGCCATTTATCGGCTTCCAGCCTGAACACCTACGCGGCGCAGCCAGCCGCCTGGGCCATGTCCTACCTGTTGAAACGGCGCCTGCCGGTGGGGGCTTCGGCCCATCGCGGCACCGCCATTGAGGCAGGCGTATCGGCTGGGCTGTTCAATCCAGAAAAGCCGGTGGATGATTGCATTGCTATCGCCCTGGCTGAATATGACCGCTTAACAGCACTCTCAAGTGATCCCCGGCGGGAAGCCCAGCGTAAAGTGGTACAAGACACTGTGCCTGTAGCCCTCACAGAACTCCGCCAGTATGGCGTCCCGACGGCGCCAGAAGAGGGCCAGCACCAGCACCGCATCAGCAAGCCGCTGGGCGAGGGCCTGCCCGATCTGGTGGGGTATCTGGATTTCTACTGGCAGGAACACGGGTTGGTTTTGGACTTGAAGACCACTGAGCGGGTGCCGGGGCAGATCAGTAGCAGCCATGCCAGACAGGGCAGTGGGTACGTTGTCCATACAAACCAAATCTGTCGATTCGCGTATTGCAGCCCGAAGAAGGTGGCGGTGTATCAGCTTGAAAATGTCGCTGATCACTGGGCACATCTTCAGGCTATTGCCAACCGGCTGCGCCGGTTCCTGGCGATCTCGGCGGATAAGAATGAATTGATCAGTTTGCTGGTGCCGGATGTAGATAGTTTCTACTGGTCCGATCCCGCAGCAGAAGCAGCCCGTAAGGAAATCTACGGGATGTAAGCAGCAAGCGCCACGCTGCCGAAATGTGGCGCATTTCTAGATATATGGAGCATTCAAATGGGTTTAGGTCTTTCTTACGGTGGGAGCGAAACCGCGAGCGGTGATTTCCTGCCCCTGGTTAACTACAACGCTAAGGCCGGGCGGCTGAAGTATAGCCAGCGCGTGGAGCTGAATGGGCGCTGGGAAAAGCAGGAAGAAGATGTTTCCTTCCAACAGCCAGCCTTCGTCGCAGACCTGGAAAATATCCAGGTTGGATGGCTGTTCTTTAAGGCAGGCATGGCACCGGTAAGGTCGCTTGTGAAGATCGGTCACCCTCTGCCGCCCTGCCCGGTTGGTGATTACGGGGTCGATGAACGCGGCAACGCCGCCAAGCCTAAGCAGGGCTTCGCCTTACGGGTGCTGGATGGCAACCGGACTGTGCGGGAGTTCTCTTCCAATGCTGCCGCTGTTCTGGGCGCGATTGACACCCTGCACTCCCAATACGAAGCTGCCCCGGAGAAAGCCCAAGGGCTGCTGCCGGTGGTTCAGTTCCAGGGCGCAACGGAGGTGAAGGGCAAGCATGGTTCAAATTATACGCCGAACTTCGCGATCATTAAGTGGGTACCGCGTCCGGCAGAACTGCCTGCGCCTGGACCGGTTAGCGCGCAAAGTGTGGCAACACCTGTCGCCCAGAGCGCGGCTCCGCTACCTCCGCCAACGCCGCAAGCTGTTAAACCCCTACCGTTCTAATGAGGGTTAAGCACCCCCGCGACATCACCTGTGCGAACTGTCAGTGGTATGTGCCCGCTGACAGTCGATCGGGTGAATGCCGCCTTACACCATCACACTCCGGCTACCGCTGGGTAATGATGAAGCCTCACGATTGGTGTAGCCAGGCCAAAGAAGCCAAGGCAAAGCCAGAGATGGAAGAATAACAAACAGGGCGGCAATTAAACGATTGCCGCCTTTCCTTTCGCAAGAGAACGAGGAAACAATGTGCATCCCACTCAAAGACCCAGAGTACCCGCCACACAGCGAATATCCGGGGAAGCAGCCATGTCACTGACCGCACCTAGCCTATCAGCGCCCGCCAAAGAATGGGCGCTATATTACCTACGGCGCGGGTGGTCCGTGGTGCCGGTCAGACGGGGCGAGAAGATACCCGCCATTCCCTGGCACCAGTTCCAAAACCGACGCGCCACGGAAGCCGAGATTCAAGATTGGTTCGCCGATCCCACCATGGGGGTCGGGATCGTGACCGGCGCCATCAGTAATCTCACTGTGGCGGATTTCGATGGCGACATAGGCGCCGCTACCGAACAGGACATCCTGCCCCGACTCGGAGCCGGACCCGTTGCCCTGACCGGGGGCGGCGGGTGCCACAGGTTCTTTTCCCATCCTGGGAAGAAGGTTCCCACCAGAAAAGGCATCCTGCCGGGCATGGATATCCGGGGAGATGGCGGCTTTATCGTCGCGCCACCTTCGGTCCACGCCAGCGGGCGCCAGTACTCTTGGGACGTTGACGCCCATGTAGATGATCTTGGGCTACCGAGCCTGACCGAATCGATGGTGGAATTGATCTGCCAGGATGTGATCCATGGGACAGGTTCTGTAAGCCCTGTAACCCATGCAGCGGGGCCGCTGGGCTTGCCCGGCCAGATCACCGACGGGCGCGAGCAGTATATGCGGAACACCATTCTGGCGGTAGTCTCAGACTTATACCGACAACTTGGGCGCATCCCCACCGAAGAAGAAGTGGTGGCGGAAGGCTGGCCACAGTACGCCAGCAAAGTGGATTTCTCGCGGCCAGGTCGCGGGGAAGCCGAGTTCAGGATGAAGGTGAGATACACCCTGGATCGGGCAGCACGGGGGATTATCAAGCTGGAAGCACCGAAGCCCCAGGCGCCCGCCACACAGGCGCCCAGCGCCACCACAGAGGGCCAGAAAGCCCTCTGGCATGACCAGGGCGCCTTTGCCGGGGGCGAGATACCCAAGCGGCCCTGGCTGGTGCAAGGCTACCTACTGCGCGGCGCAGTCACGGTTCTCAGTGGACAAGGCGCCGGGGGCAAATCGTCCATGGTGGTTGGTTGGACACTAGCCGGGGCGCAAGGCAAACCCTTTGGCGCCTTCAGGCCAGAAACACCACTCACCATCATTAACTACAATGTCGAAGACGACAAAGATGAGCAGCGCCGCCGGTACGCCGCCGCCATCAAAGCCCAGGCCGCTGACGGGGGCGCCATGCAGCGGATCATCCGGTGCGGTCCATACAATGTGGGGACACTGTTCGCCCGTGACCCTCACACAGGGCAACTAACCACCACGCAAGCCATGGAAGAACTAGAGCGCCACTGTATGGAGAACCAAGCAGACCTACTGGTCTGTGACCCACTAGCCGAACTCCACGACAGCGAAGAAAACGATAATACCGCCATGCGCCAAGTGGTCGCGGCCTTCCGGTCACTGGCGCAGCGGCTGGATATGGCGGTGCTGATCCTGCACCATGACCGCAAAGGCACCAGTACGCCAGGCGACATGGACCGGGTTCGCGGGGCTTCCTCAATTAGCGGGGCAGTCCGGGTCATGCTGACACTAACCACCATGACGGCAGAAGAAGCAGGCACCTTCGGTATCCAGGCAGAAGAACGCCGGTCCTACTTACGCATAGACAGCGCCAAATCTAACTACGCGCCCGCCCAGGAAGCCGAGTGGTACAAGTTGACCGCCATCGAGATCGAGAACGGCGAGATCATAGCCGCCGCCCTCCCCTGGACGCCGCCAGGCGTTTTTGGGGCACTCAGTATGGCAGACTGCGTGGGTATCCTGGAAACCCTTCAGCGGGGCTTCATGGAGGAAGGCAAGCGGTTCGCCTTCGCAGCAGACCCAAAAGCCAAAAAAGGGGTGGCGTGGGAAGTGCTGACAAACACCGGCAAAGCCACCAAAGAGCAGGCCAAGAACATCCTGAAGACCTGGGAAGACGAGGGAACTATAGTCAAAGAACTAGGCCCATCACCATCAAGCAGGCATCCAAGGGACAACTATAGCGTGTGTCATGAGCGGCTAGCGCAGATAAAATTAGCTGCACCAAAACCCATTATTGAGGATTTTTGAGGGTGTGCAACTTGGTGTTGGAAAACACCATTTTGCTGCACAAGTTGGACACATTTTTTGTGTGCAGCAACAAAAAGTCCCTAGGCAGGGGATTATCTGCACGCGCAGTTGCTTAAGCACAGCAACTGCACGCGCAGAGTAAGATAATCCACTGCTGACCTAGGGACTTGGCGCTTGTAGCACCACAACTAGTAGGGGATGAAGTAATGGCGAATGAAGATATATTAGCCCCGCTGACAGAGGCGAATGGCGAATGGGTATGGCGATATCGGATGGCGGGTGCGCTGGATACACTGGTGGCGGGGCTGGAAAGAGAATGGGGGTTCGATAGGCTTCCGTTGCTGGTGTCCACGGCGACAAGGGAGCGGTTCCAGGCGGCAGAGGATATGCACCGGCAGGCGACAATGGCGGGTGAGGATATGGCGGAACTGGACGCCATGATGATGCGCGCCTGGCGGGCACTGGAAGCGGAAGCTCGGGCTGGCGGGTATGAACCGCTTCCGGGGCCGCTGTTAACCGTACAGGCGGATGAGGCGGAACGGGGCACCATCTGCATCTGTCAGGATGACACCCATGCCCAAGCGATCCTGGCGCGGGCTAAGGCGGAAGGGTGGAACGCGGAGGCTTGGACGGTGGAGGAGGTGGGGCGGGTTCTGAAAGGGGCTTCACCTATCGCGGAAATCAAGGCTGCATTTCCGAAGGCGAAGGTGGTAAGACGGGGGCAATTGATCGAGGACGAAATCCCGATCTAATGTTGAGCATGAGCCGGGCATTCGAGGCAGCACGCATAGACTTCGGGCCGGATATTCAGGAAGGCTGTACGCTGGTGAGCGATAGGTATTGGGCGCCAGACGCTATGCTGGCGAGGGGTATGATTAGCGAGGCGCTGTATGCCGCTGCAAAGCGGCTACGGGATGATTATTATGCGGGGCAGGCTGGGAGGCTTGGGGCGCGTGAGGCGTTTGCACGGGCTTCTAGGGCGGTTGGGACTACCGCTATGCCTGCGCTGGCTTGGACGGTCCTCAGTCACGGCACGGTGACGGGCTGGGCTGAGTGTAAGGGGATTGAGGTGGCTAAGGCGGCTGGCCAGGTGGTGCAGGCGCTGGAACGATTGAACCGATTTTATGGAGCGAAAGCGTGAAAAAATTTTGGCCTGCTGAAAAAATTGAAATGCGGCAGTTGGATAAGTTGATCCCTTACGCACGCAATTCCCGTACCCATTCGGATACCCAGGTGGCGCAAATAGCGGCATCCATAAAAGAATGGGGGTGGACCACTCCAATTCTGGTGGATGAGGAAGGGACGATCATTGCGGGGCATGGGCGCACCTTGGCCGCTAGGAAATTAGGGCTGGCTGAAGTGCCTGTGATGGTGGCAAGGGGATGGAGCGAAGCCCAGAAGAAGGCTTATGTCATAGCCGACAATCAATTAGCCATGAATGCAGGCTGGGACACCGAATTACTTGCGGTTGAATTGAAAGAGTTAGGAGAGCTTGGGTTTGAATTAGACCTAATTGGCTTTGATGATAAAGCCTTAGCGAATTTCCTTAATGATGAAACAGAAGGACTGACTGACGCGGATGAAGTGCCTGAAGCGCCAGCCGATCCGGTTAGCGTGCTGGGCGATGTGTGGGTGCTGGGCAAGCACCGGATCATCTGCGGCTCGTCCACGGAGGCGGATGTGGTGGGCAAGCTGCTGGGGGATGTGAAGCCGCACCTAATGGTGACGGACCCCCCTTATGGGGTGGAGTATGATGCTAGTTGGCGTAACGACGCATTGTCTGGAAAGCCGAAAGCAGACGGAAAAATCGGCGGTGGTGGCCGGGCAATAGGTAAGGTCGAAAACGACGATAAAGCCGATTGGCGCGAGGCCTGGGCTCTTTTCCCTGGAGATGTGGCCTACGTTTGGCACGCAGGGAATATGGCGCATGTAGTGGCGGAAAGTCTGCTGGCTTGCGATTTCGGGATTAGGGCGCAGATCATTTGGGGCAAGAGCCAGTTCGTGATTGGTAGGGGCGATTATCACCCTCAACACGAGCCCTGCTGGTACGCCGTCCGAAAAAACAAGAAGGGTCACTATGACGGCGGTCGCAAGCAATCGACCCTCTGGCAAATTGAAAAGCCGCGAAAATCCGAAACCGGGCATTCGACCCAGAAGCCGGTCGAGTGCATGAAGCGCCCTATTGAGAATAACAGCAGCCCAGGGCAGGCCGTTTATGAACCGTTCTCTGGGTCTGGGACAACCATCATTGCCGGTGAAATGACAAGCCGCAGCGTTTATGCTGTCGAGCTGAATCCGGCGTATGTCGATGTGGCGGTAAAGCGGTGGCAGGACTTCACGGGGCAGAAAGCTATATTAGAAGGCTCGGGTAAAACCTTTGATGAGATAGGGGGCGAAAGGCATGGAAGCCGTTGAGAAAAAGAAAAGGGGGCGCCCAAAGTTAGAAATAACAGACAAGGATAAACAACAGGTTTCGGTGCTGGCCGGGCTGGGTTTAACGCGAGACCAAATAGCTCTGGTTATGGGGATGTCGGATGAGAGTGTCGGTAAGTATTTCCGTAGGGAATTAGAGGAAGGGGTGGCGAAAGCGAACGCTAAGGTGGCGCAGAATCTATTTTCGATTGCTACAAGCCGAGAGCAAGGAAGCGTTGCAGCAGCTATTTTTTGGATGAAAAGTAGGGCAAGATGGCGTGAAACGACACATATTGAGCATTTACACGCTGCTGACGAAAACTACGTTGATGCCTTGAGAATGGTAGCAAATAGGATGCGTCCGACCCAAAACGACCCTTTGATTGGCGGTATAAAGCCAGCGGGGCGCGTGATCGACGTAAGCGATCAGGCCAGCCAGGACGCAGCGGTTGCCCGGAAACTAGCCAAAGATGGGCAAAAAGCAGCAGAAATCTTAGGTATATCGTCCGTGAGCGACGATGATGACAATCAAAAGAAATCAAAGGGTTAGCATGGATTTTTACATAATGCACCTTATGCG